GAAAATTAGCAAATGAAAAAATTATTAAACAAAGAAACAAAACAAACAAAAAAAAAGACAATTAAAGCTACATTAGTTTATGTATGAGATTTATGAGAGCATAAAGTATTTATAGATGGTACAGAAGAAAACGCTAAAGAACTATCGTATATTATAAAACGAGGTGTACAAGCAATAGCAATGTTAAATGAAGAAGAAAAATCAGAATAGTTATTTTATTATATAATAATTTTATAAAATGGCAAACCTAGAACAAACTAAAGAAAAACTAACATCGTTAATAAGAGTATTAGACCGAAACCTATCAATAAGAAGTATGGAGATATTACCACAACTTAGAGAGATAGAAACAGAGATAAATGAATATCTAAGCGAAATATCACAAAAAAAAGAAGTAAAACAAAATAATGAAGAGCCAAAAGAAGAACAAAAAGATATAACAAAGACTGATGATGTAGCAACAAGAGCTATGGATTATCTAGTAAGTATAAAAGCTAAAGGTATATATAACTATAAAGATAATGATAAGCTCATTGAAAGAGCAGTAAAGGAATGATTTATTAAATAATAAAAATATAATGGTAATAATAAAGAAACCAATAAAAAAACCTATACAACATAAACCAAGAACTACTTTAACTATAAAGCAAAGAAGATTTGTTGATGAAGTAGTAAAGAGTTGAAATGCAACAGAAGCTGCTAGTAAGGTATATAAAACAAAGAATAGAACAACAGCATGTTCTGTATGAAATGAAAACCTAAGAAAACCTTTGATAAAAGCAAGTATAGAAGAAAGGGTTAAAATATGTAAGGATGTTATTTATTGAATAGCTACTAAAGAAGACGAGAAATCAGAAGTGAGAATTAAAGCTGCTCAAGATGTTATTGATCGTATAGAATGAAAAGCGTTAGCAAGGACAGAACATTCAGGTAAACTTACAATCTTATCAGAGGAAGAGCTTTTAGACTAACAGAAACTAATGGAACAAAAGAAACCGCTATTACTTTCAAGGGAACGACGTCTTAATCATCTATACAAGATAGTAAACAAAGAATGAAAGACTGTTACATTCAAATTGAATGAATGACAGTCTATTTTGTATAATAAAGAAAAAGAATTAAGGAAAACAAAAGGGAAAGTGCGACTAAAGATATTGAAAGCTAGACAGATAGGTTTTACTACATATAAACTAATAGACAAATTAGATAAAGCTATGTTCTATTCAAACACTACAGTAAATATAGTTGCACATAATAGAGAGAAACTACAAGAGATATTTAAGAAAGTGAAGTTTGCGTTTGAGAATGTTCCAGACCAAATAAAGATGAGTGATTGAAGAATACGAAAGAAGCCTATACCTAAATATGACAACACAAACGAGTATTATTTCCCTGATAAAAATAGCACAATAAAGATAACGTTGGATTCGAGATCGTGAACGCTTACTGATTGTCATATATCAGAATGAGCGTTTATAGATAAGTTCAAGGATATGCTAAGAGCGACAATACCAGCATCAGAGAACGCTGACATAACAATAGAGACAACAGCGAACGGAATGAATGAGTTCAAAGAGTTCCGAGATAAAGACGATAGATTTGAAGAGGTATTCTTCCCTTGGTTTGTTGATTCTAGTTATTCCAAAGAGTGTACTGAATGATGGAAATGTATGGAAGAGTTGAAGCATATACAGAATAAATATAATCTAACCGATAACCAAATGTATTGGTATGAAGAGAAATATAGGAACGATAAAGATGGAACGTTACAAGAATATCCTAGCGAGCCGATTGATGCGTTCATAAGTTCTTGAAGACCGTTCTATGATTTAAGCGCTATAAAAGATTATCCTATTAAAGTTGGTACTCCTGATGAGTTCCATAAATGATTGATACGATATAATAAAACTAAAACAGAAAATGCTATGTACTGAATAGATTTGTCTGAATGATTAGAGCATTGAGATTATTCTACTATTCGTGTAAGAGATAGAAATCTAAAACTTATAGCGACATACAGATGAATAAAAGACCCAGCAGACGTTACAAAGATAGTTAACTACTTACGAGAAAGTTGAATAAGAGGTATAATCGCACCAGAGAGGAATAATCATTGACATACGTTTATTTATGCTTCTAAGAGTTTTTCTTGGTACAATAGATTGTATATTCCTAAAGAGGATAAATCAGATGATGCAAACGAAAGAGAATGACAAAGAGGTTGGCTTACTAATCTAGTAACAAGACCTATGATGTTAGATGAGCATAAAGAGCTTATAAAAAATTGCCAGTTGGAAATGGACAAAGAGCTACAAGATGAATGTTATACTTTCATAATAAAGAACAGTAAACCGCAATCAGATGAGAGCTGTAACGATGATGTGGTTATGGCTGACGCTATATGTTGTCAGATGTTAAAGACTCCTACTTATTCAGATACAAGAAAGACGTCAGTAGTTTCTGTAAATTATGATGACGAACTATATTAAAACTTGACTTTAGTAGAAAATCAATATACACTTATATATATGAAATGATATTTAATCATAAATAAATATCTATATGGAAGATACGCAGGTACTAAAACAAATAAAAGATGAATATAATCTTGGATATGAATATATGAAAACACCAAGAGAAAGATACAGAAAAAGGTTGCTTAAGCGGTTACCACAAAATAAATCAGCAGATAAGATAAATATAAACCTTATCGCTAACACTATTGATACGCTTATTGCATCTTTTTTTAGTAATGGAGTAAAAGTTAAATTTATATCTAAGCAATGATGGATATGACAAGAAGAGGCAGATAATTTGAATAGTGTAGCAGAGTTTGATAAAAAAGAATCTACACAGCAACAAGTTGAATACCAAATAGAACAGGATAGTCTGTTCTTTGGTGTTGGTATTCTTAATAGAGTTGGTTGGGATTGAAATAAAATGTTGAATAAACGAAGAGCTATAAATCCTTTGAGTTGGATACCTGATCCGTTGCCAAGTCAGACAGGACAGTTTGATTGACAGAACTATAGATTCCATTGATTCTCAATGTCTACTACAGCTTACGATATGAAAAATAAGTACGATAATACAAAAGTAAACGAATACTTCAGAAACCAATACGATACAGAAGAACAAATCAATAAAGATACATATGCAAGTAAGAATTGATATGGTGCTGTTACTTGTGATAACCTAGATAAGAACTTTAGCTTAGATATTTATACACACTATACTATAGTAGATTGATATAAACGGAAGTTTGTTACTGATCCTAAGTTTAGTGTTATATTCACTAAAGAGAAACTAGAGCCTACATTGAAAGAAGAGAAACTTGAACCATTGTTAGTACCACGACCTATAATGTTGAACTATTATGACCCACAAAGAATGAATCCGCTTGGTTGAAGTCTATGCGATAAACTAGAAGATAAACAAAATGCGTTGAGTATATTATATAATTTGAATCTTATAAAATCTAAGAAAGAAGCGTTATGAGGTGATTTCTTAGTAAATAGTAGACTTATTAAGAATAAAGCAGAATTAGAAAAGAAATCTACCAATACAAGATACTTATTTGTAGATGAAGAAGCTATATGAAATAATCCTATTCAGAACGCTATGTATGAGTTACCACAAAGCCAAATAAAACAAGATACATTTACTATGGCAAACGTAATCCAAGCAGAAGCTAACAAAGATAGCAAGATAGATAACTTGCAATCAGGAATAGCTCCTGACAAAACAATGACTAAAGCAGAAGCACAGCAAATACAAGCTAACGCTAACAACATACTTAGTCTAAAGAATGCTATCAAGAGTTGGTTCTATCAAGAGATGTATTTCCAACGATGGAGATGATACTTGGAGAATATGGAAGATGGTAAAAAGAAATTCATACTATTGAACAGTAACTATGAACGAACAGGAACAGAACTAAGTAAAGATGAATTCGTTACTAAACAGATTCCTTATATAATGGTTGGTAGTAATGACGATATAATGGCGTTAAATGAGCAACAGAAAGCATATCTTAACCAATTATATCCTATTATAACAAACGATCCTACAATGAATCAAACGAGTAAGAATATATTTAAGAGATTATCATACAAGATAAATGGTATGCAGAATAATATAATAAATACTATTGTGCCATATTCAGCAAGTGAACAGCAAGCAAAAGATTATGTAGATATATTGAATATGTGAGCTATGCCTAAAAGTATATTTACTAACCCAAATGCAGACTTCATTACATATTGGATATACATACAGAAAGCAGAAGACTCAGAAAACAAATCTAAGGTATTGAATGTATTAAAACAGTATCTTATGGATCAATGAGAACAATGACAGATGCAAGCTATGCAAAACAATCCAGTAGCTAATAGTGCAGCTAATATAATGATGTCGCAAACTACAGTACCAGATACAGTAGAAAGTAGACCATCAGGAAACGAAGCTATTCCACAATAACATTTTATAATTTACTACTAAATATGAGTGAAGATATAAAAAAAGAGAAAGAGGAACAAGTAAGAAAACTAAGATCGGTATCTAACTTCTTAAAATGAGAGGATTGGAAACTAATAATAGATATATTGAAGAATGCTAGGACAAGTTATGTAAGAGGAATACTAGCAACAACAGAGACACAAGATAAGATATACACGCAAGACGATATAAACAAGACAGAGATTAAAGCTATAAATAGGATACTTAATCTATCGAACATCATTACTGGAAAACTAGAGGACGAAGAACACGAATTAAATAAGCTATTAGAATCAGAAGAAGAACCAGAAATAGAGATAGGAGATGAAAACGAGATATTCAATACAGTTGATGCTTAAAATAGGAGTTCATTACTCACATACTTGCTTTTAGGATATTGTGGCTTAACAAATCCTTTCAGGCGGTAAGACCTTTATCACTTACAAAAAACACAATGTTAGATGAAAATGGAAACCCTATCGTTGAGGAAGACAACGACGAAGAAGAAGACGCTGGAGCAGATGAGCCAGATTACAAAACTCTTTATGAAACAGAGAAGCAAAGTCGTGAAAAGTACGAGAACCGCTTCAAGAAAACAGCTAAAGAGTTGAACGAAATCAAAAAGACATCTAAACCCGATTGAGATGTAAATGTGTCAGAGATTGTATCTAAACAGGTACAAGAAGAGATGTTCTACAGCAACAATCCAACAGCTAAAGAGTTCCAGAAAGAGATTAAAGAGATACAAGGTAAGACCAACCTATCTCCGCAAGATGCTATGGATTTCTATCTAGCTAAGAACAAGCCCGAACTATTAGTCAAGAGACAAAGTGATTTATGAGTTGATGGTGTACCTAAAGCTACAGAAGCTAATAAAGACCCTAAAGATATGACTTATGATGAACTACGAGCTTGATGAAAGAAACGGGAATAAAAGTTTTTTATTCTTAATTATTTAATACTATGAGTAATTCAATAGACGCATTTATCCCTGAACTGTGGTCTGCTAGAGTACAGAAACTCAGAGAAAAAATGCTTATAGCAACTAAGATTGCTAACTTCGAGGAACAAGCTGGTCTTTCTTACGGAGACAGAGTACATAGACCAACAGCTCCTGATTTTGTAGTAAATACATATGTTAGAGGAACAGACGTAACTCTACAAGATGTTACTACTGGAGATCAATACATGGATATTGATAGAAGTAAAGAAGTTTCATTTTATATTGATAAATTAGATGCTAAACAATCTAAATACGATGTAGAAATGGAATCAGTAAGAAGAGCTACATACCAAATCAAGAACGAAATGGACGCACATTTCCTTGGTCTAGTATTGGACTGTGATTACTACACTGATGCTGAACAAGCAGGAGGTTCTGCTGGAACTCCATATACTGCTATACCATCTACATTTACACAATTTATTGAGAACTCAAAAGCAGTTTTGAGAACCAATAATGTAGAAGATGATAGACCTTGGTATTTCGTATGTACACCAAAAGTAACATCTGTTATCGCTCAAACATTCGTAGGTAGTGGATTCGGATTAGCTGATTCTACGCTTAAGAATGGATACAAAGGAGATGCATTTGGATTGAAAGTGTTTGAAAGTACCAATGTATTACATACACAAACTGCTACTTTGTCTACTGCTGTTGCAACTAACGCTGTAACTGTCGCTGGAGTAACATTCACATTTGTATCTACTATCGGTACAACTGCTGGTAATGTATTGCTTGGTGCAGATGATACAGCTGCTGCTGCTAACCTTGCTGCTTTGATTAACGCACCTTGAACAACTACAGCTAATGGAGTTGCTATCTCTGCTGCTAATCAAATCAAACTTAAAAATGCAGGAGTTTACGCTACATCAGCACTTGGAGTAGTAACAATCTACGGAGCTGGAGCGTTTGTAGCTTCTAAGACTGGAGCACCAGTAACACTTGGAACTTTGACTGCTCACTGTGAACTTGGAAGAATGGGTTCTACTGATATGGTAGTACAAATGAATCCTGAAGTACAGAAGAACAAAGACCCTAAGAAATCAGGTTACAACCGATTGATTATAGATTTGTATGGATCAAAGAAATTTGACGAAGGACAAGCTAGATCATTGGATGCTAGATTTGTAGGATAGTATAATTATAGGAGGAGCGGAGCGATTCGCTTCTCTATATAATTTTATTGGCTTATAGTAATTATATGGATGTATCAGTTATAATAGCAAAGAGTAGAATACAGAGCAATACAAGCATAGGACAAAAATCAGATGCTTTGATGTTAGATGATCTTAATGTAATATATTGAGATATATTTTCTATATTGTCTACTAAGAGCAAGAAATACGCTTGGAATACATTCGCTCCAACAGCTAT